TCGGCAACGCGGTCGGCACGCAGTTCAACGCCTTCTGCTCGGTCTACAACGACCTGCCCGACGTCAACGCCATCCTGTTGTCGCCCGACACGGCCGATGTCCCGACCGAGCCGAGCGTGCAGTATGCCTTGGCCACGGCACTCGCCAACAAGTCGACCGCCAAGAACTTCGACCGCGTCACCCGCTACACGTCCCGGCTCCCCAAGCCGATTGACGTGCTCACCGTCAAGCTGGCCATCCGTGGCCGCATGACCGGCGCGGAGTCTCCGGTCAAGTCCCCGGCCTTCGCCCAGTGGGCCAACAAGAACGGCAACATCATCCTCGGTATTAAATAATAAATGAGTAACAGCATCATCAGTCCATCCAAAGTCAAACGCTTCATCCTCGACTACGCAGGCAAGTCGCGGGCGCATAAGTTCTCCCGCGTTTCGCAACTCGCGATTGACAAGGTCGAAGCCGCAGCACGTAGCGCCTGCCGACACATCGTCGACTCGGCACCGAGCAAAGGAAAGACGTTGTAGACCCAACACAGAGACTCACAATGAGCATCGACAAACTGTGGTCAACCTCCGACATCTCCCGATTCTTGGGGTGTTGCGAGCGACAAGTCTACATCCTCCGCGACCAAGGCATGCCGACCATACGTGTAGGCAAAAAAGTGCGCTTCGACCCAGAGCGAGTCAAAGCGTGGATTCTTAGCCGCGAAGAAAACACAACAGATACTTATCCACCGCAACTAACAGCCGCTGCGCCCGAACTGCTCGCCGCACTCGAAAGCATCATTGAATACGCCGAAAGCGAAGCCGAATCCCTGTCCGAAGTAGAGGCCAGGGACGGGCAGTCGTGCGGCGCAAACGAAGCGTGGGAAAAAATCACAACAGCTCGCGAAGTTATCAGACGAGCTACTAGGGAAAAAATTGTAGCAGCACACGAAGTTATAAACTCAGCGACATAATTATAACATGACCACCAAACCCAAATTCAACCCCAACGACGAGGCGCTCCGCATCGAGCGCCAGATCGTGCGCATGGTCGTCGACCATCCGTTCTTCGCCACGCTCATCCTCAAGATGAACCTCAAGGCGACGACGACGGTCCCGACCTTCTGCACCGACGGGGTCTCCCTGTATTACAACCCCGCCTTCTCCGCGTCGCTCGACGACCAAGAGGTTCTTACTGTGCTGGCCCACGAGGTCCTGCACCCCGCGTTCGGACACCTCTGGCGCAAGGGCGATCGTGAGATGCGCAAGTGGAACATGGCCACCGACTACGAGATCAACAACTACCTCGTGCAATACAACGAGGACGAGTCGGCCGCCGGTCGCGTCGCTCCGTTCAAGCTGCCCAAGGGCGCGCTCATCGACGCCAAGTATAACAACATGGTCGGCGAGGAGATCTATCCCCTGCTCGGCGAGGACACTCCACCTCCCCCGCCTCCTCCGCCGCCCGGCGAGGAAGAGGGCGAGCCACAAGACGGCGACGGCCCGTGCGAAGGTAACACCCCGAGCAACGAGCCCGGCGACGGCAAGGGCAAGTCCGACCCCACACCCGGCGACGGCGGTATGGGCGACTTCATGGAGCCCGCCGAGGCCCCCGGCAACAGCGAGGGCGAGTGGCAGAACCGCCTCGTCGAGGGCCACAACTCGGCCAAGCTGCAAGGACGCGGCGCGGGCAACATCGCCCGCATCGTGGAGAAGCACCTCAAGGGTCAGCAGGACTGGCGTCACATCCTGCGTGATCTCTTGTCCGCTGCAGCCGCCGACGACTACGACGAGCAGCGCCCCGACCGCCGGTTCATGGAGGACGACATCTACCTGCCTACGTTGTATTCAGAACGCGTCGGCGAGTTTGTCGTGGCCATCGACACCTCTGGTTCCATCCAGGACGGCCTCCTCACCAAGTTCCTTGGCGAGGTGCAATACTGCATGGACACCGTGCGCCCCGAGCGTATCACGGTCATCGACTGTGACACGCAGGTCAACACGGTCGAGGAGTACAACGACGGCGACGACATCACGTCCTTCCGACCCAAGGGCGGCGGCGGCACCGACTTCAAGCCGGTCTTCGACCACGCCCGCAACATGACCAAGCCGCCCGAGGCCATCGTGTATTTCACCGACGGCTACGGCGACTTCCCCAAGGAGTCCCCCGACTGCCCGGTCATCTGGGTCGACTACGGCGGGGCCGAGTATCCCTGGGGCGAGGTCGTCCGGGTCAACACCGCCAACTAAACAATCGGGCAAGCCGTGAGTGCCCAGAGCCCATGCCTACGTTCATGTTTCTCGACAGCGTGCCCGTCCGTTGCTGGCAAACCACGGTAGACGGGACCCCTTCAAAATAACCCCTTGACACCCTGAACTGGGGACATATTGTTCCCGTATTCAGGTGACAACCACCCAAATACAACAACACAAAGTCACACTATGAGCACCATCCGCAATCAAGCAATGTTGGTGAGCCTGCACATCGGGCTCTTCAACCCCAAGAAAACCGACCGCAACGTCACCCGTGAGGTCCTGATCAGCAAAAACGCCATCTCCAACGCCGGGGCGTTCGTCAAAAACATCCTGCCCGAGGAGTCGATCAAACCCATCCAGAGCGCCGCTTCGGCTCTTCGGACCTGGGTAAACCAGCAAACCCTGCCCTGGGGCGACGACGCCGTGCGTCTCCTACCCGTGGCCCAGTGGGAGAAATTCACCGACGAGTTGAGGGCAAGGATCACCTCCCTACAATCGCTCTTCGACCAGTTCATGGCCGACTACGAGAAGCACCGCGACACCGCCATCCTGCAGCTCGGGGCCCTGGCCAACCGCGCCGATTACCCGTCGGCCTCCGAGGTCCGCACCAAGTTCTATGTCGACGTCAGCTATATGCCGATGCCCGACAGCCGCGACTTCCGCCTGGACGACATGCCCGAAGAGGCCATGTCCGAGCTGCGAGCGCAGGCCGACCTGCGCGTGGCCGAGGCGGTCAACGACGCCCGCAACGATCTGTATCGCCGTTTGACCGAGCGCCTCGACCACATCGTCAAGCGCATGACCGAAGTCTCCGCCAAGAAAGAAGGCAACCGCATCCACGCGTCGCTCCTCACCAACCTGGCCGAGCTGTGCCAGCTCATCCCGTCGCTCAACGTGACCAAGGACCAAGAGCTGGAGAACCTGCGCCAGCGTGTCCTGCGCGACATCACGCCCTTCGACATCGAGGACGTGCGCGAGAACGAGGCGGTGCGCGAAGACCTCAAGTCCAAGGCTGCGGGCATTCTCGCCGCCATGGGATTCAACCAACCAATTACCCAGCAGAGGGAGGCTGCCTAGAAACAAACCTCCCACACACCAAAGCCAACCAGGCCTAGAAAGGAGGTGATGCTTCCATGCTACCGATAAAGAACCTCAGACAACCACCGGTTACATACTTCGTGACGATGGTTCTACTGACTTCATCAACACTCGTAGCTCTCGATAGATGACCGGGGGGCGCGCATCCGGTCCAATCAAAACACGCGTCCACAACATGAAATCAAAATCAACAGTCAACAAAGCAGGCAACTATACCAAGCCCGAGATGCGCAAACGCCAGTTTGAACGCATCAAGGCCGGTGGCAAAGGCGGCGACCCTGGGGAATGGAGCGCCCGCAAAAGTCAACTGCTTGCAAAAGCATATAAAGCTCACGGTGGGGGCTACAGAGACTAAAAGATGCACAACGTGCAAACAAGACCGTCCGATTTCTTATTTTAGGAGTCGGGGCGGACAACTCTCTCATCTCTTAAAAAGCAGATGTAACCGATGTCTGTATAAAGCACATGCACAATGGATTTCTAACAATCCGGAAAGAGTACGAGAATACAGAAAAAAAGATAAATGGACGCTTATTAAAAGATGTAACCGGAGAGGAATAACGCCACAAATTCTTATTGAACAATATGAACAACAAAATTGCCAATGTCCGATATGTAAAAACAACATCGAACTACTTGATAGCGCGATTGATCACAACCACCAGACGGGCAAATTTAGGGGCGTTCTGTGTAAAACATGCAACAGGGCAATCGGCATGTTGAAGGACAGTACAACAATATTATCAAATGCAATATTGTATTTAGATAAAGAAGGAAATTATAGCAAAAACTAATTATATGAAACCCTCCCAACAATCTCTCAAGGACTGGACCGAGCAAATGTGGCGCACGTCCGATGGCAGTCCCTCCGAAGGCAAGAAGCGCTACCTGCCCGACGCCGCCTGGAAGTCCCTGAGCCCGGCCGAGAAAGCCGCGACCAACCGGGCCAAGGCCAAGGGCGACAGCGCCGGAAAACAATTCGTCAAGCAACCCTCGAAGATCGCCGAGAAGACCTCGCGATACCGCTGAAATTTTTATGAGAAAAGAAGACCACAGACTGATGCTGGCCGGGCACGCCCTCAACGGGATTCTGGCAAGCATACCATCAGACAAGAGTTTTGAGATCGGCACCGTTGCGGTGTTGTCGCTCAAACTCGCCGACACGGTTCTGTTGCTCAGCGAGCAATCCGAACTGCCGCAGTTGACCTCGGAGCCCGAAGCCCCGGCTCCAGAGAATAACATCATCATCAACCCCCAGCTCATTCTGCCTCGTGAGTAGAGACTACAAATCCGAATACGAGAACTACCAAGGGACCGAGGAGCAAAAGAAGCGCCGGGCCATTCGCAACGCTGCGCGCCGACAGATGGAGGACAAAGGCCTCGTCCGCAAGGGCGACGGCAAGGACGTCCACCATGTCCGGGGCCTGCACAACGCGGCCACCAACCTGCGCGTCACCTCCAAGTCGGCCAACCGGAGCATGAAGTGAAACCCGAAGACCTCGACTACCTGCGCTACGAGAACCACGAGCTGGCTCGGGCGCGGCACAAGTTCGCTACTATCATCGTCTGCGCTTTGCTCATGGGCTTCACGCTGCTCGGCCTGGCGCAGTGCGACGATTTCAACCGGGGCTGGCCCAGCGACGCGCACGGCTACGTGAAGAAGTAACAAAGCCCCATGCGGCAGCAAGACCATGAAACCAACTGGAAACATTTGGGGGAGAAAAACCAGCTCCTCTTCATGGCCGAGTGCATGAAACGCGGCTGGAAGGTCAACATGCCTTACGGCGAAGACTGCCGCTACGACGTGGTTGTCGACACTCCGAAGGGACTGCGCCGCATTCAGATCAAAAGCTGCCACAAAGCCGATTGCCGGGGTCGCTATCGCGTCAACTTGCACCACGGGCGCAAAGTCAAACACAGCTACACGCTGGAAGAGTGTGACCTCATCGCCGCCTACGTCACACCCCTGAACCACTGGTTCATTGTGCCGGTGGACCGCCTGGCCACCCAGCACCTGGACCTGGCCCTGCACCACCACGACTGCCTGGAGGCCTGGCACTTCATCCATGAAGACAAACGAAGAAAAACCGTATCCTGACTGGATCTGCCTGACCTGCGGGTTGGAGCACGGGCACGGCATGCCCAAGGGACACGTCTCCACGTGGCATGAGGATACCTGCGGGATCTGCAACCTAACGGCTCAAGTGACCGAGCCACGGGATTTTCGTCATTTGAAGAAGTGGCCGCTGTGAAAATTCGCCGCGTCACCCTCAACGAAAAGACCTTCGGTCTGGAAGTCCGTATCCAGGTCGGCGGCTCAACCCGTTCGGCCAAAGCTGAGTGTGCGCGGCACTGCGACGTCGAAGTCACCAACAAACTCGAAAACGCCAACGGCTGGGCCATTGTCTGTGACTGCTACGCTTTCATCTGGCTGGACTCCTGGCCTGAAGCGCACAACGACGGAACCTTCGGCACCCTGGTCCATGAACTGGTGCACGTCACACGGGGGTTTCTCAAGCACGTCGGCTGCAAAGACGAAGAAGCGCACGCCAACCTGACCCAGTTTCTCTACGCCGAAGCGCACAAGAAATTGGACAAATAATTTATGACAACCACCAAAACCAAACCCAAGCGGAAATCCCGCAAAACCAAATCAACCTATCCGATCCAGCCCGAAGAGTCGGCTTTCTATGCGAGAGCCTTGACCGTGGGCGGGCGTTTCATCCTGGCCGGAGTGCTCCTGCGCGCCGCCATCAGTGTCCTCGTGCGGGGCAAGGCCTTGGTCTAGCGCCGTGTCGGGTTCGCTCATCATCCTGACCGGCCTGATCTATGCCTATGTCTCCCTGGAACAGGGGGTCAAGGGCAACGCGGGCATGTGCATGGCCTACGCTGGCTACGCCTTCAGCAACATCGGGCTATATTTTTTGGCGACCAGATGAGCGAAGCGATGGGAGCATTTATCTGCGGAGTCACTATCGGCATAGTCCTTACGGTCGCTGTTCGTTTCGTGTGGAGCGAGTTCCGCCGCGAGTACGAAGAGCGCGTGGAGCGCCGCGCCCGTGTCCTGGCCTCCACCAAGTTTGCCAAGTTCGCCGGTATTGAGTGATCAACCTTCGTGAAAAGTTATCTGAAACCTTCGGTCCAGAACTTATGTTCCTGGACGATCAAGACTTTGATACGGCCATTCTCGGGGTCGCCAAGAAAACCGACGGCAACGACGTTGTCGTCTACGATACTGTTCGAGTTATTCAAGTCCTCGAACGCGACATGTCCTACGAAGAAGCGGTCGAGTATTTCGACTTCAACATCTCCTGCGCCTATCTCGGGCCGCGCACACCTATCTACCTAAGCAGTTACACGATATGAAGATCCTGGACAACGGCATCGCGGTCATCGAGGGCGACACCCACATCTCCAAGTGGGTCGAAGAGGAGCGCCGTCTGGACCATGACGTCTATTCGATCGGCCTGATCCTTCCCCATATCAAGGAGGGCGACTGGGTCGTGGACGCCGGGGCTTTCATCGGCGACCACACCATCGCCTACCTCAAAGCCGTGGGCCCCGAGGGCAAGGTCTTTGCCTTTGAACCCAACCCCGCCGCCTACTCCTGTCTCTGCCACAACTGCCCGCAGGCCGTGACCTTCAACGCCGGGCTTTCCGACCATGACTTCCTGGCCGACTACCACTTTGACCAAAATGCCGGGGCAAGCCGAATTGGCTCGGGAATCGGCTCAGTCCCCCTCTCGACCCTTGATTCCCTGAACCTCCGGCGACTGGACTTTTTCAAACTCGACATCGAGGGCTGCGAATACGAAGCGCTGGTCGGCTCGCACCAGACCATTTCGCAACATCGCCCGGTCCTCTGGGTCGAGGTCAACGAGAGCGCCCTGGCCGGGCGCAAGAAGACGCCGTCCGACCTGCACTGGCTCATCGAAAAAGAATTCGGCTACGACGTCACCTGCTACCCGGAAGACCGTGGTCCTCAATACGACATCTTATGTACCCCGTCACAGACTTAGTCCTTCGTTCCTATCGCGGCGATTTCGGCTGGTTGGCCTACGCCTTGCGTTCCCTGCACCGCCATGCCAAGGGAGTCCGCAACTACCATATTATTGTACCTGCGGGTGACAGCCACCTGCTGGCCCACCTGACCGCCGAGCAAGTCCACGAGTGCCCGATCTACGGCGACGACTATCTTGGCCAGCAGGTCAGCAAGCTCATGGCCGACGTTTACTCCGACGCCGAATACATCCTGCACTGGGACTCGGACACCGTGCTCCTCAAGCCCATGTCGCCGCTTTCGCTCATGGTCGATGGCAAACCAATCGTCTACTACGAGCCCTACGAAAAAGTGGGACGCGAGCCCTGGCAGCCCATCGTGACCGAAGTCCTGGGCTGGGAGCCCAAGTATGAGTTCATGCGGCGGCACCCGTTCATGTATCCGCGCTGGCTGCACGTCGAAGTGCGGCAGTTCCTTGAAGAGCGACACGGCATGTCGCTCGAACAGTATATCACCAACAGGCCTTACCGCAGCTTCTCCGAGTTCAATGTGCTGGGCGCTTACGCCTACGAGAAACACCGCGACAAGTTCGCCTGGATGGACCCGCACAACGGTCAGGTCTTCGTCCGCCAGTTCCGGTCTTGGGACGGCCTGGAGAACCACGAACATGAATTACGCACTTTGGTGCCTGAAACACTTTAGCAGGAGCGGGATGGGTATTGCTTCACCGACGCTCATGCGAGGGACGCAGCCGAGGCCCTTCGTCTGTGTTCCGCACTTTTTATGATCCACGAATTCAAAAACCCTGTGCCGGTCAAAACCGACATCGGTTACGGCTGGCTTATGTATGTGCGCGACGGCGGCACGTTCGCCAACGACGTCTTTGCCGTGGTGCTGGAGAAAGATGGGGTCATCCGCCACTTCCGCAGCGAGCAGTTCCGCGTGCTGCCCAACCCAACCTTCGACATCGCGGAATGAGGTTCCTCCTCCCCCTGGTCCCCTGGTTACTCGTCGGCTGTGCCGACACCAACTGGAAGCACAGCGCGCCGCACAACTTTCCTCCGGCGCATGAATGGAATGCTCCGCTCGAAACCTCGTGGATCAACGCCGTGGATACGTGGCGCAGGGTCACCGCTCCGCCGGGAAAAATTTATGATCCGCTCATGCGGACTTACCAGCCCGACTTCGGGCAACTACTGCGAGAGGAGGTGAAACAACATGGGCAAAAGCAAAATGACGCCGAAACCGGCCAAGCCAGCTTCGATCAAGAAGCGCCGCTAAGGTAGAACGGGGGCCGCAAGGCCCCCTTCTCACTTCTTCCAGCAGTGATCGGGGAAATCCTCCCGCATCTCCGCTGTCACACCCTTGTCCAGGGTCTCCTTGGGCACCCACACTTGAGCACGATTCACACAACCACACACCTGACAGTTCTTGAGCTGCCCGTCATGGGGCGTCGACCGGTCATTGACCACGTCGAAGATCATCCCGGCCACGTTGGCACAGCCGAAGCAACCGACCGCGTCGACATTGTAAGGACACGTCGCACAGATCGCCGCGCGCCGGTCGGCTTCTTCGGGCTGGACTAACGTCGGATTGTGGAAAACCCAGTGCTTCAAGACTTTCAAAAAGTTGACCACGTCCATCGTGCCGAGCTGCCTCTTCTCCACGGTCGGTGGCTCTTCCTCCCGGCAGATCGTCTCGGGCCAATTCTGCTGCCGACAGATCTCCTGTCCCAGCGCCTCCTCAAAATCCCTTTCGACATGAATCCCGTTGGCGATCCGGAATTTCCGGACCCGGCGCAGGAGTTCCTGCCATGTCGGCGCTTTAATTTCGGTTCCCGTGGGTGGCTGGGTGTAAACCCATCCCCCATGCGGGACCACATCCCTACGCATTAGCCTCAACATAATATGAAAACCAAAATACCTGTAACCTACTGTGTCGGCGTCACCATCCAGGCCGTTCTCTTTGCGGCTTTCTGGTGTCTGGCGGCCATCATTCCCTTCGTCTTAATTCCGCTCCTGCTGGTTCACTTCTCGTAAGTGTTGCTGCAGCGCTTTGATCCGCTCGCGCCCGCCGTCGCGGGTCACGGTCAAATCCAGCATCTGGCGCGACGGACGCCAGTTCTGATAAGCGCCCCGGATGATCATGGCCGCGTCCTCGCGCGAAAGCCCCGAGTCACGGCCCATACCCATCAGGGTCTGACGGGCGATATTCTCCGGGGTCCCCAGGCGCAGGGAAGCGTTGTAGATCTTGGCCAGTTCCTCGAAAGCCTCGCGTTTTGCCCTGTTGGCGTTGTCGTAAGCGGCCGGAATGTCGCCAGGGTTTACCGTGCCACGACTGGTCATGTAGTTGCTGAGAAGTTGAGTAGAGTCAGCGTCGAGAGACTTGAAGCGCGTGACCGCTTGACGCAACGAAGTCTGTGCGTCCACTTCCTGGATGCGCTGTCCGGAAATCGGAGCCCCAATTTCTGCCCACAAATTAAAGCTTCGGCCTGAAGGCGAGACCGTCCCGGTCGCCGCCTTGTAAATGCGGGGCACGGTGCCCACAGCCAAGCCGGGGCCGCCCTTTTCAATGACGTGCCAGATCATAGCCGAAGTTTTGCTAGACGCAGTGTCAGTCGGATTCCAGATGCGTCGGCCGTCAGCCGTGGTATTGCGGGCGATGTCAAACATGGCCCCGGCAAAGAGTTGCTCGCTGAATACGGGTTTCAGGGCTTCAGTGAATCCCGCAGCCGCCACATCAAACGGGTTACCGCCACCTCGAATGGCTCGAACCATGGCGATCGCGGGTTCCTTAAATACTTGCAGCGGGTCGAGGTAGCTCAGATCAACAAATAATTGTTTGCCGTCGCTTTTTCTTGGAAGCAAAACAATCTGCGCGTTCTTTTGCCACTCAGGTAGTGTCGAGCGCACTGCTTCCTCGTCTTCCTCGTCGTAGCCAAGTATCGAACGCATGGCCAAAGCCAAAGCGGGAAGCGCGGTGAAAGCTGCAATTTGACCGGCGCGGCGGTTAATGCCGTTGCGATACATGGCTTTGTTGCCAGTCTCCTTGCCGACCCGCATCTCTTCGTTGGCGATCGCTACAGCGTTAGAGGTGGCGCGGATAACTTCGCTGGTCCAGGTGATGAACGGGGCCAGCACCGGGATGCGTCGTACATTTTTGGTGATCTCCGGCGACATGCTGTAAGTCCAGACCATGTCGCGGATGTTCTCGGCCGCCTTCTGCTCGATACGGTCTTGAGTCCAGTCAGGGTGTGCTCGGCGCTGGTTCTCAACCTCCATGATCCAGCCAAAAGTTTTCCACTGGTCGTCGATGCCGTTGTAAATGTCGGCCATCTTCTGGAAGGCCTTGTTGGCCGTCTGCACCGCCTTGACCCCGAGCTTCTCGCCGAAGGTCTTAAAATCTTTGCGGTTCAAAAGTTCCTGAATAGCCTGACCCTCGATACCCTTTTCGTAAAGGTCTTTGAGCATCGTGCCGCGCGGGTTGTCGCTCAAGACGCCCAAGCGCAAAAGTTTTTCGCGCAGTTCCTGGGTCGGCCCGACCTTGTCCATTGCGCCGCGCAAGCCCGCGTTGAGTCGGGCCACCCGCGTACCCTCGCGCAGAGCGGACATCATACTGCCCCAGTTCTGCACGTTGATGCCGCCGCTGATCAGTTGGCCGAACGGGTTGCTCAGGAAGTTGCGTACGTAGGCTTGCGGAAAGTAGCCCACGGTCTTCATAGCCATGAACATCGCGGTCAAAAAACTCACCCCGCGATAAAAGCCACTGCTCTCCCTGGGCGTAACCATTTGAGCCAAAGCCTCAGCCAACTCAGGAGGCCCATACGCATCGTTCAGAGGTTCAATAGCTTTGGGGTTGGCCGAACCAGGCTTGATCAGGTGTGTATAACCTGCGGGAGGAGCGACCGATTGCAGTTTATCCTGCACCTTGGGCAACTCAGCCAAACGCCACTTTTCGGCGTCTTCTTTGGTCGCGAATCCAGTCTGACGCTGGCCCGCCAAGATCACATCCCATTTACGGGTCCCACCATTAAAGACCGAACGGTTGTCTTGGTCGCGTTTCCAGATGTATCCGTTTTCAATGCCGTGCTGCAGAAGCTCGGTGGCTGCGTCGTGCTGCGCCATGAAGGCCGACATCTTGGCCACGGTCTGGGCAAAGTTGGTCTCGGCGTCGTTGATTTCGCCCCAGAACGCGCGGATCTCCTTCGGGATCTGGCCGCGCACTTTGATGATCGAAAGATTGCGCTTACCCGGCGGCAGCGTGCCCATAAAGAACATGCGCGAGTTCTCATCGGCCACGCTCAGGTATTCCACCGCCAGGTCACTGGCCCGGCGGGCGATGACATCCGTGCTGGCCTTGGCGCGCTTCTTGGCCTCGTCCTTGGAGATCGGCTGTCCCTGTTCCTTGGCAATGCGACGAAGGCGCACGGCTTCTTCAGCTATCGCCCGGTCGACAAAGAGACGCTCGGCAGTAGATCTAATACGAGCCTGCTCCTCTGTCTTGGGGTTTTGCATGTTTTCCTTCCACTCGGGGTTTTGGAAAATGAGGTATTCGCGGTGGAGGTAGATATCCATGTTCTCATCGAACACGGGGACCAGGGATTCCGGAATATACCCACCCTCGATCATGCGGCGGCTCAAGGCGTCGATCTTGTCGCGCATACGACTGAGGGCCGACGCCACTTTGGGCGGCAGCTCCCCGAGCGCCGTGGCCCGGTCAGCCCGCGCTGCGTCACGGTTGAGTGACTTGAACTCGGCCTTCTTGGCTTCGCGCTCTTCCTTGTTGCGGATCTTGCGCAGCTCGGCCATCTGCGTGTCGGTCAACGGGTTTTCCGTGGAACCCAGGGCGCGGTTGATCGTCTCGGTCGGGACCTCTCCTTTGCCGTAAACCTCTTTGATCGCACGACGAAATTCCTGAATAGTGAACTCCGCCGAGGCCGCTTCAGCCGCAATCTTTTGCCGGGGCTTCTGGACGATGTCGCGTTCGAACGGAGTAAGTTTGCCCGAAGAAAACCAACCGCCGGTCTGAGACTTGGTGGCCGAAAAGTCACCCGTAATAATCGCCTTGATGTTGCTCCAGATACCGCCCTTGCCCCGCATCGGAGCACCGACTCTGCGGCCACGGATGCGGTTGCCGGGACGTGAGAAACGTGGACCAGACGGGGGCTCTGGCAATGAGCGAATGAACTGAAGCATGCGTCCCACGTCAGACCTGTTGACCGCTTTGTTTGTGATTGCACCATCTTCAACCACTGAAATGTTTCGCAGACTCTTTAATTCTTTGATGGTGCTGTCGGCGCGGGATGACAGTGCATCTTTGCGTGTTTGGATTTGAATAGGCGCTTCTGCAGAAAACTTTCCAGGCACTGCAATCCGCGCCCACCCGGCTTCGATGGCCGCTTCGTTGTAAGCCATGTCGCTCGGACCCAAACGACGCGCCGCGTCGGCTCTAAAATCATCAATGTCCGGAACCGGTTGATCCAAGGCTTCAGCCAAGTTCACCGCATCCAGATAGGCTTCTTCGATAGCTTCTTGGTCTAACTCCTCGCGAAGAGACGGGTCTTGCGTCATCAGCTCCCGAGCCCGTGTTTCTATCCTCCGCGCGGTTTCTTTCTCACTCTCTCCTGGGAAGAATTTACCGATGCGCGCATCTACCCAATTACGCACGTAACGACCGTGTGTTGCGCTCGTCCCGTCAGTGTCTTCTGCTACAACGTCAACGACTCGGCCATCGGCGTTAATCCAGTAACTTTTTCCGGGCTTAACTTTCGCAGCTTCTTCCGCGTGGTTAGGAGCTTTAGCTTTACTTTGCGTCGTTGCCGCCCTGGGTCGGGCGAACAAGTCGCGCGCTGCCGCTAGGTCATTAACCAAAATAGCTCTGTCCTCAGCCGATAGCTGGTTAACTTCCGCTTGAATCGCCAGCTTGCGTGTTCCCGCTTCGATCGCCCGAATGGTGTGCGCCAGCACCGGATCGCGGGCCACTTCAAGTTGAGCACGGAGACGGCGCACCAAGGCGCGCAGCATCTCCATGATACGTTGTAAAATATCCTGGGGCAGGTTCTGCGGATTAAGATCCTCGGTCGACCGACCGTTCCGCATCCGCTGGACCAGCATGCGTAGGTATTCGGAGCCGATGGCATAGTCGTCCAGACTGTCGATGACCGCTTGTCTTTCGGCCGGGTTATCAAACGCGTCCGCCGGAACATACTCGTCGAGCACTCGCTGGCGCGTTTTCGCATCCAGCCGCTGGGCGATGGCCATGACCCACTCTCGCGGGATGTTCTGGCTCTCGGCCATGTGGATGTATTCCTCAAACATGACCGCACGCAAAAACGGTGACGCTTCGCTGTCGGTCAGGCCGTCCAGCTCCTGCTCCAAAAGTAGCGGGTTAATGAAAATCGTGTTGCGGTGGCGCGGGTGATACCAAGCCGACGCATTGTGCGCGGTGCTGTAGACCACCTTAGCTCCGGGGAACTCGGCCTTGAGTCGATCGACGACAGCGCGGTAGGCCGATGCGGCCCCGTCGGTCGACGTCATCCGTGCCTGGACTTCGGCAAGGTCTTGACCGACCGCGTCGACCGGAAGCGTCGTGTTGCCATCCTCAAAGAACGGACGGTATTTCTCGGCGAAGTAACGGGCCAAAATCCCGTGCTGTTCCGGGGTCAGCGCGTTAGCCCGGCGCACGCCCATGGCGCGGGCCACATCCTCAAACCATGAACGCTGCTGGTCGATGTAGGGGCTCTTGGCCTGGCGGCTGGCCGAAATAATCGTGCCGGGATTGCCGACATCCACGTTCTGGAAGTCCTCGATCTTGAAGTCCCAGTAGTCGACGTCGTCATTGTCCAGGGTCTCGATGAGCGGCTCGGCGGCGGCCAAAAGATCCTGGGCCTCGGCGCGGAGATTCTCCGTGGCTTCTCCGGCCGGAGCGTCGGCCAGTATCCTGGGGTTGTTGGCGATGTTGAACGCCTGAGTGTAGGTCATGCCGGTGCCGGAGCGGGTTTTGGTGACGGCTCCCCCTTGGGTCATTTCATCCTTAGCCACCCCATCTTCAATCGCGTCGGCTTCTTCAGCGGCGGCGGCAAAAACACCTCTGTCTTCAGTTTCAGTATCCGCTTCGTCGGCGATGTTTTCACCAAGCGTCCTAGTCCCTGCTTCTCCGGTTGGAGCGTCAAACGACTGGGTTTGCGGCATTGCCTCAAGACGCTCAGCCGCTTTTTCCATCGTGAAGTTCCAGACCTGGGACGCCGTGTAATTCTTACGTTTTTCCTTTGCGCGTTGTTTGTCCAAAGAACGGTGGTGGGCCCAGATCGACTCGGCTTTGGCGACAAGATCAGCTTGATCAAAAGCCGCTCGGATCTGTTCCGACGTTGCGCGCATTCCCTGGAGCTGGCGTTGAATATTAAGAAGCTCCGCCCGATCTTCTTTGTTGAATCGCTTGCCTGCGGTCGCGAATCGTTTGGTATCAGCGTATGTAGTGAGTGCCCGGTCGGGGGCCTTTCTCGGACCCGTTCCCTGCGCCTTGGCAGCAGCACGTAGCTCTCCCGGACGGGTGACAGTCACCCCACGCGCAAAAGCGGACGTCACGTTGCCCGTATCAGGGTCAAACTCGATGCCCTGGGCTACGCTGGCCCGCTGGTTCTCGGGGACGACTGGCGTAAAGCCCGCGTCGATTTGCTTGGCCGTAATGGTCGGATTGTTGACGAAGACCGGCTCGGTGCCGGTTGCCGACACCCGGACCGGGATCGAAGCGTTGCCGTCGAAGTCAGGGTTGAAATCCAGATCGTCACTATAAGTTATGCCAAAGTCTTGGGCCACCAGACGCACAGCCTCGCGGCGAATGGCCTGACGCTGTTCGACCGGCGCATTAGTAAATCTTTTGTCAATAGCAGCACTGGTAGGAACAGCACCTTTGCTGCGGTTCTCTTCGATGAGCTGGCGCGCCGGTTCAGGAAGAGCCTGAGCGGCAGCCGAAGTCAAAGCCGGACCCCTAGGTGCAGCGGCTGCGTCCGCCTCACGACGCTGACGTATACGATTTTTGATCTCCGTGATCGTCCGATTGATGTTCCCCTTGGGATTGCTTTCGGATTTCGGATACCAGCCTTTACCTTGAATCGCCTCTTTGATCTGCAGACTAGTGCGCCCCGTGACATTGGTCCCGGCGCTGCGGGCTTCCTCGACCAGACTGTCCTCGAACGCCTGGGCATCGGGAGTCGGGGCCGGAGCGACCGGGGGCGCGTCGGGTTGTTGTTGGGGCGCGGGCGGGGCGGTTGTCGCCCCTGACGCAGAAGAAGCGGGTGTTGCTGATGCGGGTGCTGAGGCACTACTTAACGCTTGGGTCTGAGCTTTAGCTGCTTCTGCCCGAGTTAGGTAGTTCCCATCTTTATCAACAAACCCCAAATCTGATCCTTCAGGGTATTCAAGATTGAAATGCGCTTCGCCAGTTTTGCCGACGACAACCTCACCGCTTGGAGCTTTTGCTGCGACTCGCAAACCCAGCGGATTTTTTTGCTCAAGTGTTGTAGCGTCCAGCCTGTTCGGATCAGTAGGAACTCCTCCGGTCCCAGTCACTACCGCGCCCGACTGTTCAAAAGGATTGGCAGATTCGTTAGCGGGAGCAGACTCTGGCGTAGTAGCCTGCGGCTGCCTTTGAACACCCGCAAAAACATCGGCGGTCTCGTCGACTTCCGGCGCGGTATTCGTGTCATCCGCAATTTCTTGGGTCGCCATCCGTTGAGGCGGCAACACGGCCTCGTCCCCGGTAGGTAAGACGTTGACCGGAGGTTCAGTGACCTCGGGAGTAAGAGTAGGAGCGGCAACCGGTTGAGGAGCTACGTTAACCCCACGCTCACGCTCCAACTGCGCACGAGCTTCGGGATCACCTTCACGGGCACGGCGTGCGATGTCCGCCTGGGCTGCGGCGGCCTCGGCATTCTTGCGGTTGGCCTCCTCGCGCATCGCCCGGTTGTTGTCAGCGATCTCTAGGATTTGGGGGTCGGTAAGTCCTTCGTTGCGCAGGTTGGTGATGTAACTGTCGGCCGCTTCCTCGGGTATGCCCGAAGAAATCACGCGTCCGCGCACGTCTGGAGGTTGCTCGGCCGTGGCCGGACGACGGGGCACATTGGCAAAGACATCCGCATTCTCGTCCGGCTCGGGCGCAGTCTCGGTGTCGTCAGGCAGAGTCTGCACACCCATACGCTGCGGAGGAAGCGCGATAGCCTCCTCGACGGCCGGGGGTTGGGTTTCAGTCTTTGTGGTGTCCGTGGTTCCGTCTTGTTCCTCAAGAAGGTCTATCTGTTCGTCGATGCGGTCGTCCTCGTCGGGCCCAAAGTCCTTGTCTAACTGCGCCTTGATCTCGGTGACTTTCTGGGACGTCTTCTCAGGAGATTCCCACCAGGCGTTATTCTCCAAAGCGTCCGCAGTTTCATCAGCTCCGCTTTCCCGCAGTTTCTCCACCGTCTGGCCGACCGCGCTGAAACCGCCGCCGAGCAGCGACCCCAAGCCCACCGCGTATTTGATTTCCTTGAGGCTTTCGCTGACCGCTTTATCCGGGTTGCGAATAAAACGCTCGTTCAAATCCTGCAGCGATTGGTCTGCGCCTTCCTCCAGTCCTTCGGACGCCGCCTCGGTAATCACCTCGCGCAGTCTACCCTTCAACCCCTGGGCCCCTGAGTTCTTGAGCACCGACTCGATACCCGTCTTACCTCCGAGCATGGTGATCAGGTAAGTCGAGGCCCCGGCGTTCAGGGCTTCAGGGACGGCTTTGGCTTCGGCCTCTTCGCGCGAATAACCAAGGTCCGTGTATTCCTGGATCGCGTTGTTCCAGGTTCCCGAATAGGAACGCCCCGCGCCCATGGTCGAGGCAATGCGAAGCTGGCGGCCCGACGGCCCCAGGAAATTTTCCGTTAAATTTTCCAGCGCACCTTTGACTACGCCCGGCGTCCGCTTGGCAACGATAGACGGAGCGGCTGTTCCGCCCGAAAGCAAAGCTGCGCCGACATCGACTACCGCATCGCCCGTGGCCGCGCCCAAGGCTTCGCCCATTTCTCCAATTTCCCCGCCGCCCAACGCCTGGCTCTTTTTCTGTATCTCGTCCAAGCTCGCTTGGTTAGCCTCGGAAACTTTACGAAGTTGATTAGTCAACCATGAGTCGACTTTAAGTTCAGTGCCGAACGCTTTGTTTAATCCGTCGGCTACCAAGCCCGGAGTGTAGTCGATTGCCTTGGAGACATTGAGCAACAAGTCAGTGGCTACTTGGTTAGCTCTGAAAGGCGTGCCGCTTAACCCATACCCGGCCCGACCCGTCGCCGCCCCCACATCCTCCAGGGGACTAACCTGCCCCTCCTCTATCGCTCCCTGCGAAAGCTGCGGCAGTTTAGTTTTTACCAGTGAACCAAACTGGGTGCGTTTCTCCTCGTCATCCCACCAGCCGTTCTCCGTCCCGTAAGCCGAAGCGTCGGTAAGCCATTTGTTGAAGACCCCCAGACGTTGAGTGGCATTTAGTTTGCCAAACCGCTCGTCTGTTTCCAGGTCTTTCCAACGAGGAGGAAGCGCAGCGGGCATGATTTAGGGTTCGAAATAGTTGTCGAGCGAGACAGAAGCCGGGGTATTAGCAGCCGGTGCCGCTGTCGAAGTCTGCCGGTTTTTGCGCAAACGAGGGTCGAGAAGAGATTCCAGATCCTGCATCTGCTGCATGGCCGCGCTTTTCTCTTCATCGGAATTCCAAAGATACTGGGGGTCCGTCACTTGTTTGGAGAGCATGCGCCATTTATCCAACACAAACTGCCGCTCCTCCGGCTGCAGCTTCTGACTCTCCAGCTCGGCTGCTGCCAAAGAAACCGCGTCTTGGTTGACTGTCCCGTCTTCATTTCTCGGCACTTCCATGCCCTGCACCGTCAACGCACTTTCCAGATTCTTCTCCTGCCTTTGAGTGGCGGCCTCGGCCAGAGCGCGCGGGCCCTCCATCCCGGACTGAACCGCGCTGTCAAACTGACGAAGCGCGCCGATCTCGGCGGCCTTCATGATGTATTCGTTTTGCTGCCGGGCGGTCTGAAGCCCCAGGTCTATTTGACTTTTGAACCGCTGGTCCCCCAAGGCGTAAGGATATTTTTTAACAATGGTTGCATAGTCATCAGTCGACTTGGCGTTTCCAAGAGCCTGAAAAGCGTCGGCCAACTGGGCCTGCGTCTCTGCCATCACCTTGTTTTGGTAGTGCTGTTCAGAGAGCTGCCGGTTATTGCTGACTTCCTGCCCGATAACTTGGGCCTCGTCACTGCGAAGTTTCAAATCCAGTTGTTTCTGGCGTAGCGCCCTTTCCAAGTCCCGCTCGTCGATGCCGTAACGGCGACGGATCGGGTCCGTGCCATATCCATCGCTGAAATCAAACATCGCCCGCCGGTCAGTGTAGCTGGTAGCCATAGTATAATAATGTGTTTAGCCAAGCAGGCGACGCACGCTGCTGACTGTGTCTTCTTGCTCGGGGCTCATATTAAGGTTCCAAAAATCGTCTGCGTTGTTGCGAGCAGGGGTCGGCGACGTCCCGACCCGATCGACCGTACGCATGTTTTGGTTGCGCGCGTCTCGGTCTGCTTTGACTTGAGACTCTGCCCACGCCATGCGCTTGTTAACGTCCGTGCCTATCCGGGCGCGACGACGTTTTAGCTGCTCGTACTCGTCCCAGAGTTCTCCAGGCATAGTTTTCGCACCACGCTCGTTGAACCCGGTGCGGGGTTTATTGCCGCGAACCAAGTTCCTTAATTCTTCATAACGCTGCGAGTCGGCCTTCAACAAAGCCTCTGCTTCTTTTTTGATGGATCGACGGTCCTCAATATCTGCAAAAAACCTACCCGCCTCTCCGTAGCCGCCTACGGGAGTGCGCCCATCTCTGAAGTCATTATACCTGGCAACGCGGTCATTTTCGAGACGATCACGAATAGCTGCGCCTCTTTCTCTCATCTCCGCCAGTTTCATTTGGCGGTCATCTGCGGACTGCTTTCTTTCTTTGCGACTTTTCTCCACAAACTGGTCAAAGTCATATTGCGTGCCGGGACGTCCGCCTCCGGGACCGGAACGATCCTCGGGACCGCCAAATGGGCCGCGCTCTCTGTTGTAACTCACATCAGCGAACGGGCGCATCGTCTCCGCTTGCTCGGCGCTATCGACGGCGTCCTGTTCCATCTTGGCAGCCGCCCCGCCCCGCCCTGAACGCCTGCGCACTTCCAAAGCAGCGCTTACT